CTAACCAAACAAACGGCCCTTCGGGGCCATTTTCAATTTCTGAAAGAAGACCATGGAACTATTCAATAACGTCAATATCAAGCGCGTGATCTCGCCCGCGTCTGTGGCCGACAACACCGCGCAAGTCGGCCAGATCATCGACCGCCAAGGCTTCGGCGGCGTCACTTATGTGATCGCCACCGGCTCGATTGCCGACACGGACGCCACCTTTACCGTTTTGCTCGAAGAGGGTGACGCGGCCAATTTGTCCGACGCTGCTGCCGTGGCAGACGCCGACCTGCTGGGCACCGAGGTACTGGCCGCGTTTCAGTTTGACGACGACAACGAATGTCGCAAGCTTGGCTACAAGGGCATCAAGCGCTACACCCGCCTGACCATCACGCCCGTGGCCAATGCATCGGCTGCGCTGCTGTGCGCAGTTGCCGTACTTGACTCCCCGAGCTTTGCGCCAACTGCAAACCCTCCAGCCTAAAAACTGATGCGTGAAGCGCCCGCGAAATCGGGCGCTTTGCAGATCAAAAAGGACACCATGATCGTCACCCAAACTACCGCCCCGGCGTATTTGCCGCTCACGCTCACCGAAGCGAAGCTGCACCTACGTGTGGATAGCGCCGACGAAGATACGCTGATCACGATGTTGATGGGCGCAGCCGTGGACGCTTGCCAGCAAATCACCGGGCGCAGCCTGATGGCGCAGGCATGGCGGCTGACGCTTGACGAATTCGCGGACAAAATAAGCATGCCGGGGCCTACCGTCGTGGCCGTGCAGAGCGTGCAATACAAAGACGCTAGCGGCGACACGCAGACCCTTAGCGCAGCGGTTTATGAGCTGGTGGGCGATAGCGTGTACCTGGTGCCGGGGCAATCATGGCCCACAACGTGGCTTGGTGCCGGGTCGGTGTGGATCGATTACACCGCAGGCTACAGCGCAGGCAACGAGGCCGCGCAACAGGCCGCAGTGCCCACGGGGATCAAGTCGTGGCTGCTACTCACCGTCGGCACGCTTTACGCCAACCGAGAGAGCATAAAAGAGGGGGTATCTGTAGCAGAACTGCCCGGGCGGTTTGTGGACAGCTTGCTTGACCGCTTCAAGGCGTACTGATGCAAGCCGGACGCTATGACCTGCGCATCAATATCGAGCGCAAGGCCGTTACCGCCGATCCCGTGTACGGCACAGAAACCGTCACATGGGAGCTATTCGCCGCCGTGTGGGCCAACGTCTACGATACCCCGCCATCACGCTCTGAGGCTGTCAAAACCGGCTTGTCGGTGGCAACGCAACAAAGCAAGGTCACGATCCGCTACCTAGCAGGCGTGGACTCGGCCATGCGCGTAATCATCTCGCGTCCGGACGCCACGACTTACCAGATCGTCGGCGGCCCTGCCGTCATCGGACGAAATAAAGAGATTGAAATGATGGTAGAAAAGGCCAGCGTATGAGCGACACAACCGTAACCGGCCTGAGCGACCTTAATGCTTTGCTGCAAACGCTGCCTGTGAAGTTTGAAAAAAACATTCTCAAAGGGGCATTGCGCGCTGGCATGAAACCCGTACTGATTGACGCTAAAGCGGGCGCTTCTGTGGCATCCGGCGTTATGCGGGCTGGTCTGAAAGTATCTGCCAATTCCAAGGGCGGGCAAGTTACAGCCAGCATCAAGGCCAAAGGTAAACACGGCTTCTTGGCAAACTTTGTCGAGTACGGAACTGCCGCTCACCGGATTAGCGCCGAGGCCGGTGGCGCACTATCGTTCGGCGGTAGTGTTGTGAGGCACGTTGACCACCCGGGCCAAAGGGCGCGACCATTTATGCGACCGGCGCTGGACTCACAAGCCGGGGCGGCACTGCTGGCGACGGGTGAATACATCAAGAAGCGCCTGGCCGAAAAACACGGCATGGACACGGCAGACATACAAATTGGGGGCACCGAATGAGCGGCGTAGCCATTGCCCGATCATTGCTAGCCGCAAACACTGCGCTGCTGGCCGTGGTGCCAGCTGCCAAGATCATGGCGGGCGTCATCCCGCTCAATACGGTGCTTCCCGCCATCAGCGTGTCGCAAATCAGCGGCGTGTCGCGCAACAACTGCGCAATGAGCGCACCCAAGATGGTGACTGAGCGCGTGCAGATCACGGTGATGAGCAAGACCTACCCGCAGCAAAAACAACTGCTGGCGCTGGTGCGTGCCGCCCTGCCAAACACGCGCGGCGTCACCAATGGCTTTGCGTGCGACTCGATCACCGACGACTCCGAAGGCCCGGACATTTTCGACGCCGACCTGACGATCTATTTCCAGTCACAAGATTACATGGTTCGCTTCACGCGATAACTCGCGGCCCAACTGTCAAGTAATCCCTGACGGTTGCAGCCGCCACCCCAACAACCCGCCCTAAACAAGCGGGTTTTTTAACGCCCGTTTGGGCGCAACCCGGGCCGCTTCGATGCGGTTTTTTTTCGTCCAAAAGAAAGGCCATCATGGCAGCACAAACATCAGTCTCCACAGGAGCCGGTACCACTATCGGCATCGTCCTTGCCGCCCCAGGAACATTTGACGCAGCCGGTTACGCCGCGCTGACATTTATTCCCATCGGTGAAGTCACCGACATCCCTGATTTCGGGCGCGAGTTCGAAATGATCGCGCACAAGCCCATCAGCTCGCGTGGCACGGTCAAGAAAAAAGGCGGATTCAACGAGGGATCAATTGACCTCAAGCTCGGACTCAACACCGACGATGCGGGCCAAGTCCTGCTCAAAGCCGCCGCACTGTCGGATGTGGACTACAGCTTCAAGATCACATGCCCAACAGGCGACGTGTACTACTTCCGCGCCTTGACATTGAGTTTCAAGGTTTCTGTTGGCAACAGTGGCTCGATCATCAGCGCAACGACCAAATTGGAGCTGCAAACCAGCAGCGCAGGCGTCGGCATCGTTGAAGTTCTGTCCGCTTAAGTTTCCAGGCGCAAGCCACCCACGCACCGCCCGCCCCGTGTCTCCTCGCAAGGGAGCGCGAGGTGGGTATGGGCATTTATCAAACCCTTGCGAAAGAAAATCATGGCTAAAACATTCTCCCTCGACCAACTCGACCTGACCAAACAATGCGAAGGCGGCTTTGAATTTGAAGTGCTGGACGAAAACACCGGCAAAGGAACTGGCATCCATTTGACCGTCATCGGCTCACACGCCCCGGCTGTACTCGCCTTCACCGCGAAATCACTTAACGCCCGCCGCGTCCAGGACGAAATGCAGGAAAAACGCGGCAAGAAGGCCAAACTGCGCACCATCGAAGAAGACATTGAATTTGGCACCGAGCTGGCTGCTATCCGGGTCATTGGCTGGCGCGGTATCAGTGATGCATTCACACCCGAGGGCGCAATTCGCCTGTGCACCATCAACCCGCCGATCAAAGAGCAAATCTTGAAGGCGTCTGAGGATTTGGCAAATTTTACGAGTTTGCCCGCGAAGAGCTAATCCTCTACGTGCGGCACGTTGCGTGGCTCAATGCTGCGCAAAAAGACAGCAAAGACAAGCCGCTACCGTCGCGCCTAGAAGCCATCAAAGAAGCAGGCGACAAGCCGGACTATCCGGCCCGCCCGCTTTGTGATTACCTGACCGCTTACTTGTTTGATGCTGGCCCAACAATGGCAGGCGGCATGGGCGCTGCACCGCTTTCGTACAGTGAGTTGCTGGCATGGCAGCAAATGGCGCAGGTATCACTCACCGCATGGGAGGCGCAAACCCTGCGCCGCTTATCGGCTGAGTACCTGGCGCAAGTGCATGACGCGGCCAGCCCGGATTGCCCGCCCCCGTGGGTAGAAAAAATCACAGAAGTCTCGCGTGAAGAGGTGAGCAAAAAAGTGCAAAACGCATTCCAAACCCTGATGTCTACAAGGCCAAAAAAATGATCGCTGGAACGCTTGAGATTCAACTGCTGGCAAATATCGCCCGCTTGCAAAGGGATATGGATCAAGCTCGCCGCGTGGTCGGTGATGCAACCGCAGGGATCACCCGGGCCGCAAATGCAGCCAAGGCGGCGCTTGCAAGAATCGGCGTGGGAATCGGCTTGTCGCAGATCATTAAGATGTCAGATCAGTATGCCAAATTTACGGCGCAATTGCGCCTGGCTACGCAGTCAACGCGCGAGTATGCCGTTGCCAGCAACGACGTGAAGCGCATTGCCACAACGGCGCAGCAAGATTTACAAGCGACCGGCATGCTGTACGCCAGGATCACAAATGGCACGCGCGAGCTGGGTACATCTCAAAAGCAAGTTGCAGCAATCACCGAGGTCACTAACTTGGCGCTGAAAGTGTCAGGCGCAACAGCGCAGGAGGCGGCATCCGCGCAGTTGCAGCTCTCGCAAGCCTTCGCGTCGGGAACGCTACGCGGTGAGGAATTTAACGCTGTCAACGAAGCAGCGCCACGGCTTATGAAAGCACTGGCTGATGGCATGGGCGTTCCAGTCGGCGTGCTCAAGGCGATGGCGACTGAGGGCAAGATCACATCCGCAATAATGGCCGAGGTGCTACCCAAAGCGCTGGAAGATTTACGCCGGGAGGCGCAAGAAGTTCAGACGATTGCTGGCGCTTTCACAGTCCTGAAAAACAATCTGATGGAGTTTGTTGGCGTGCAGTCAAACGCCAGCGGTGGCGTTGCCATGCTGACCGGGGCGATTGGGCTATTGGCCAGCAATTTGACATTACTGGCAGGGGCCATGCTGACCGTCGTGGCGGCGAAGCTTGGGATATGGCTTTCCGGGCTTGCGACCCAAACCTATGCAACCGTCATCGCTAATCAAGCGTTGGTTGCGTCCAATATTGCCGCCGCCAACTCCCATGTTGCGGCCACTACCGCCTCGGTAACTCTGACCAGTGCTCGCGTTGCCGAGCTGCGCGCCGCCGTGCTTGCCGCACAAGGACAGGTCGCTCTGGCAATCACTGCCAACGGCCTTATACCGGCACAGGCACGCGCTGCTGCGGCAGCTACTGCGCACACGGCGGCATTGGCTGCGCAATCCACCGCCATGGCGGCTGCATCCGTCGCTGGCGGCGTTCTGCGTGCCGCCCTCGCATTCCTTGGCGGGCCTATTGGAGCGGTAATTACACTGCTAGGACTTGGCGCGACTGCATGGGCGGTTTGGGGCAACAAAGCCAAAGAGGGCAATGACAAAGCGCTGCAATCCACAGAAGAAACCGGCACTGAGATGATTGCGCGCCTTGACAAGCAAATCGCTAAGCTAAAAGAACGCAATAAGCTTGCAGAAACCGAACCTCGTATCAAGGGTTTGGCCGATATGAGTGATGCCAACCTGGAAGGACTTGCACGCGCAAAGGCTGCGCTTGATGCAGCCCGAACCGGCACTGGCGCGTATGCAAATCAGAATTCGAATATGCGGCAGTTGGCTGAGATTGAATTGCTCCATACCTACGAAGTCCAGCTCAAACGAGTAGCAGAGGTGCAGCACGAGGTGGCGCGAGCAGCCGGTCGGACAAAAGATGCTCATCTGAAGGAGTGGTACGCGCAAAACGGCACCGCATCCCAAAAACTTGCCGCTCAACTTGATGAACTCAAAAAGAAGTTTGGCACCATCCCGCCAGAAATGGAAAAGCTGATTCGGGCTAAGTATGAAGACAAGGACGCCAAAAAATCACTGACGGATCAAAACAAGGCGCTGACAGAGCAGGCCGATCTGCTCGCTCAACTATCTGGCCTCACAGGATCATTTTCGGAAGACTGGTTACAACTGACTGCAATCTACAAAAAAGGCCAGTTGTCGCTTGAAGGCTTGACCAAAGCCCAGGCCGATCTGCTGGCAAAGCAACCCGCCATCAAGGCCTCGAACGACGAGCAGGCCAAAGCCACCGAGCTTGCCGCCAAAGCCTATGAGTCAAATTACCAAGCTGCGCAAAAGTACATCGACA